TTTAGTAAGAATATAAATCTTGAAAATTATGAAAACATAGATAGTTTATTTTCATCTTTTATATCAAATAACAAAATCTCTATAGAGAGAAAACACATATGGACAAAAGAGATAAAAGAAGATAATACTTTCAATATCAATAAATCTAGACAGAAAATATCAGTAAGACAACAAAATATAAAAAGAAAAGAGCTTTATATAAAAAAGAAAAGAAGCTTAAATGAACTACCAAAAATAGATATTATTATAGTTTCAGTTGATTATAACGATTTTTTATCACTGACTTTGGAAAGTACTACAAAAGTTTCAAATGTTACAGTGGTGACATCACCGGATGATAAATTATGTCAAGATTTGTGTAAAAAATTTGGAGCCAATTGTATAATAACTGAAAAGATGTACGAGAATGGCGCGGTCTTCAATAAGGGCAAAGCTATAAATGTAGGTATAAATTCTATCAATAATCCTGATTGGATATTATTACTGGACGCTGATATTTATTTACCTTCTGATTTTTTAGAAATTTTAAAAAATACCGAAATGCCATCAGATAGTTTACTAGTTTGTAAAAGATTAATATTAGATAATTATGATTTATTCTTAGATTGGAAAAAAGATAAAATCGGAGGAAGATTAGAAAGAGCCAAAGGATTTGGATATTTTCAAATGTTTAATATTAGAAACTTTCCAAATAACTCAAAGATTTTTCCTGAAACATCAGATGATGCTAGTTGGAGTGATCTTATTTTTAGAGATTTATTTAAAAATGAAGTTGAAATAGATTCAACTGTTATACATCTTGGACAAACTTGTCAGAATTGGAAAGGTAGAAAAACACCTAAATTTTTCAATATATCAAATAATAAAGTATTCACTATATTAAATAATTTACCTTTTATAGAAAAAACAAATTATAAAGTAAATTATGAAAAAAAACCATCAGTAGTAAGTAAAAATAAATTTATAATACACACTACATCTACACACATTTCTGACATAGATTCAAACAGAAGAGTTGATTTTGCTCAAAATACCTGGCGCAAACTATATGAGAGTGGTAAAATAATACCAGCAAATATTAATTGTGGTAAAAATGATGATATTCCAAAAATAAAAGACATAATAGATTATGGTTATAGTTTATGTAAATCAGATGATGATATAATTATGTATACAAATTCAGATATTTGTCTAACTGATGATTTATATGAAAAAGTTACCGAATCTTGTGAAAAATGGAACTGTACATTTTCATTTAGAAAAGACTTTTTATTTAAATTAGAGAAAGAAATGTCTAAAGAGGAAGTAGAGTCAACTTTATGGTCCGGTGGAAATGAAACACCAACAGGTGCCGATTTATTTGCTGTTACTAAATCTTGGTGGGAAAAATGGAGAGATTATTTACCAAATGACCAAGTAATAGGTCGACCAACTTGGGATTGGATATTTAGAATAACAATGGGTAAAAGTATAGAAGGTGATATTGTATTTAGTCAAACTTTTGAAGAACAAGGTAGTATCTGTGAAACACCAAACATATCATATCATGAGTCACATAACTCTTATTGGGAAAGACCAGAAAATCTATTAGATGAAGATAGTATTAAAAATACAAGAATTGCTTATTATTGGATGAAAGAAAAGTCTAATAATATAAACTTCACCGGGAAAGATTATTTTGAAAAAACATATGGTGAAAATTTATTCGACAATCAATATATAAGTTAATATGAAAATATACACAACAATAAATCCATACAGTAACTTTGATAGACAAAGTGAATCTATAAAAACATGGTCTAATCATTATCAAGTTTATTCTATAAATCTAAAAGAGGAAATAGAAAAGATAGAAAATTTATATCCCGATGTCATTTTCATAGAAACTGATAATACATTTGATTACAATGGTAAAAGGCTAATAAAAATGAATGCGATATTGGAAAATATTGACAAATCAGATATAGCAGCAATTGTAAATTCGGATATCTCACTAAATAAATCAATGATAATTGATATAGATGATATTTACCTAAAAAATAGTTTAGTTGTAGGAACAAGATATGAATTAGATAATGGTAGAATATATCCATTTATATATGGATATGATATATTTATTTTTGATCCAAAAAACATATCAATAATATTAAATGATAACTATGTGATAGGAATGCCTTGGTGGGATTACTGGTTACCAATATCATTCATTAAAAATGGAATGAATGTATATCACATAAAAGACCAAATCATATATCATGTAACACATGAAACAAATTATGATATGGATATTTGGTTACAATTTGGTAAAAAATTCTACAATGATGTAGTAAATAACATACTAAAATGTAGTTATGAGATATCAATCAATGAATTTTTAATGGGTGATTTTGGAGAACAGATGGATATTAAAAAATATATTGAATCAAAACAGATAAATGTAGATTGTTTTGTTCAACAAATAGATTCTATTTAATATAAATAAAAAATAATATTCTTTAATGGATTCAAATTATGCCTTTACTTATATCATAGGATATAGACACAATATAGAAAGATTACAAAATTTAAGAAGAGTACTTGATTGGATTAATGGTTTTGCTAGAGTTGAAGTTCTTTTAATAGAACAAGATACACACTCAAAAATATCACATTTAAATTTAAGAGCAAAACATATTTTTACTAGATCAAACATGCCATATAATAGGTCTCTAGCATTTAATGTTGCCTTAAAATACGCCACATCAAATATAATTGTATTTGGTGACTCAGACTTAATAATGGAGCCTAATCAATTTATATCAGGACTAGAGGCTCTTAATCATTTTGAAATGATTAGTCCATATCACTCAGTTGTAGACTTAACACAACAAGAGAGTAATATGTCTCTAGAACAAATTATTAAAATAAATAGACCTGGTAGAGGTGAAAATGATAATCAAAAAATAAACATATCTGGCGGAATAGCAATGTTTAGAAGAGATGCTATTCAAAAAATAGCTGGTTGGAATGAAGATTTCATAGGATGGGGTGGTGAAGACGACTTTCAAACCATGAAGGTTAAAAACTTTCTAACTTGGTCAGAATTAAATGCTAGATGTTTTCATTTATATCACAGTAGAGTACAACCAGATATGAAATGGTATCAAAGAAATCTAGATTTACTTAATAAGACAGCTCAAATGGATAAATCACAGTTACAAAAGGTTATTCTTAACCAATTGCCAAAAATTGGAATGAAGAATAAATATGATAATTTCGTCTAAAGATTTAGAAAAAATTTGTAACTATATAGAATCTACCAAACCATCTTTACCTCAAGTTCAAATGACATTCATGGACTGGATAGAAGAGCCTAATGAAGAATACCAAAGAGAGTTAAAAAGAAAAAATCGAGAACTAGCTATTGATGCTATTGTAGATGGTAAAGTAGAGGAATTCAAGAATAGAAAACCTTTTGGTAATCCTTTAGATAATGAAGGATATATGATGACTATATCTCCTAAACTAAATTCTATTAATGTTCAAGGTAAAACATATTTAGATCTTACTGATATTTTCACGGATGTTATGAATACCTTAGAATCATTGACATCAAGTCCTATGAATATTCCACAAAATTTGAATATTCAAATTCAAAAAGATTCAAATCTTAGTGATTATGAAAATGAATCAGCTACTTCAAGAAGAGTCATTACTAGAATGATGATGGTTAATAACTTAATAGCTTCAAACGGTAGAATAGGTCCAGCTAATTCAGCAGTAGTTGGTTTAGATGCTTATAAATATCTTCTGATATCTAATGGAATGATGTGTAATACCGACGGTGTTGTATCTGGAAAAATAAATGGTATTAATATAATACCCTCACCTTATATAAAACCAAATAAGATTATTATGATGAGAAATGTTCAGAAAACTGAGAATGGATTAAATGTAATTAATTGTCCAAATGACATGAGATATTTCTTAAAAGAAACTACAAATTGGCATAAGATTATAAATTGGTTTGAAATTATCTAGAAGCAACTCTAACTTTATCATACTTTATAAGTAATTTATAAAGCTTTTCGTATTCTTCATTAGGATTCTCAACAAGTTTTTCACACCACTTGTTATTATTAAAATATTCAATCAACATACCAACTCTAAAATCTTCTTTCTTAGTTGGCTTCCAATATCTTTTAGATTCAACAAAAGAGAACGATAGTCCATTATGTAAATATGACATGTTATCTGAATCGGTATTATACATCACAATTCCTAATGGCTTTTCCGAACCATCTTTGAATATCTTTTTAGCATTAGTTTCACCTTGATATTTTATGATAGCACATTCTTCATGAAAATGGTTTAAAAGAAAAAGAACATCATTTCTTAAAGTATCATTATCAACTCTACCATAAGCCATAACGGAATCTTCATATTGTCCCTTATAATAACCCTTGATAGGTAAAACTTGATACTCTTTAGCATAAAGAATAGAAATCATATCATCCAACTTAATAGATGATAATAAAATAAAAGAAGCGTCCTTGTGTTCTAATCCAGTCATAAAGTATATATTAAAAATATTATACTTAATCTGTGACCGCGTAGATATTAAGTAAGTCTTTTTTAGATAGTTTTTTTAATCTTGAGAAATACTCAATTGCTATTTCCAAACTTGGTGCTTCATATTTAGCAAAAGTTTCGTTGGAGATTTTTGATTTTAGATGATATTTTTTCATATAAGTATATATAACTTTTATTTTCTTAAATAAGTCCAAATTCTTCATAAAGTTTAGTTTGAAATATAGCCCAAACCGAGTCTTTATAAGACTTCTGTACAATTATACTATCGTGTACAGTAACTACATTTATATCAGGATATAATGTCATTATTTGTCTAATTATTTTATTAAAAATAAGATTACTCTCAGATTTTTGTAACTCATAAGCTAACACTTTATAGTCACCATTTTCTTTTTTATACAATTTAATAAAATGATGTATAGTTGGGAATAAGCTACTAAATATTTTATCAGCTTTGCTATTAACTCCATTTCTACCAAATAAAACTTTATAAGTTAGTTCTTTAACCACACCTCTATCTGATTCACCAATTGAATCCATTATGTAGTTATAATATGTACCATTTATAGTGAGATTCTTGAATAATTCAAATTCATCAGAATTAACCCATTTAGTACCAGAGTCTTGAATCAATTTAGTTAAAAACAAAGGTTGAGAGTTTTTAATATCAATCTCATGTGTTTCTTCACCATTTATAAGTAAACAATTTTTTCTAATAAATGATTTTAAGATTGTAAAGTTAGTATGCATGCGACCATAACTATCAAAGTGATAAAATATGTGTTTATCATTAATACACTCAACTGAATATCGGTTTCTATTATAGATATCAATATCATTATCTTTAAGAGTATCTAAGTAAAAAATAGACCTATCAAATTCTATCTGAACTTTAAAAAGGTCGTTAACTAATTTAGCCTTTATATCATTATCTATAAGAGAGTTTTCAGATTTACTTTCTTCAATTTGAGATACTTTTGCTTTATACTTTTTTAATAAAGTTCTATCAGTATTATTAAATCTAATTATTTGACCTCTTAATATGTACTCATTAATAGCATAAACTCTAGCATTTTTACCTTTTTGATGCTTTGCTAATAATACAAGTATTTTATTCTCAGTTAAAAAGTCCATGTAGTAATTATACAAATATCCATATTTCTCTTTCAAAATAGGAGACATTAAATGAAATCTATTTTCTTTCTTAAAATAATACTTTAGTATTAAATTATGAACTATATCAATAAGATAAGCGGTCTTTAGCTTTTGACCTTTATAAATAAAATTTTTCTGTTTAGAGATTGTTTCCAATGAAACTGGAAGGAATTGTAAACTACATTTTTTTCCTTCTAAATTCTTCTTAATAGAAGAATATGATTCTATATCACTTAGCTTAACCACACTTGAAACTGTCATATAAATTATATTAAATTCCAAGTTTATGTTCTTAATTTTGGAAGATTTTATTAATAGAATTTTTCCTACTTTGCTTTCTAAGTTCTTTAGCAATATATCGTTCAAAAGAACTCATATCAAAATCTGTTAATGACTGTATATCTTTAGCCAACTCAGGAGTCCAAGTAGCCTTAATTGCTCTTGTCTTTGATTTAACTTCAACAGAAGTCATATTAATATCAATTGATTTCATTATTTAGTAGGCGTTTTAGATCCTTCTTCTGGAACTGGTAAACCTTTACCACCTTTTCCTTTTTTCTTCTTATCAGAAGGCACACCTTTTTCAAACTCAGTATAAACATCTGGATAAACTTCACCTTCACCATCAGTATCATATTGAATTTCAAAGAAGTCACCAAAATCAAGTAATCCAGCTCTTGTTAATTCAACTTCATGTACTTTATTTAAGTACTTTTCAATATAAACATTAATATCATTAACAAACGTATTAAACAATACTACTGTATTTTCAGTGAACACACCTATTGATTTTTTTCTTTTCTTATTGAATGATCCTAAAATAACTTTAAAGATGTATTCCAATTTATCAGACTCTTTAATATAATCTTTGGTTAATTTATTAGGAATTAATTCTGTGTTAATTTTGAATTTATCTTTATCAAAAAACTCAGGAACAACAAAATCAAAATCTAATAAATCTTGCTTAACCTCAGAAACATAAACATTAAATAATTTAGACATTAAATAAATATAAACCTCATCTCGTTTATCACCTTTTAACTTAATCTCATCTAGATTAAATGATTGGCAAAAATTTAAGAAGTTAATTAATATAAGTGTATAAATTTCAACAAATTCAGTAGAATTGTTATCACTTATTCTTCTATATAAAGGATTTAATATTTCAAATGAAATATCACCACTTTTAGTTCTAACTATAAGTTTTTCTATATTTGATTGATAATCTTCCTCATTCATTAAGAATGAGTTAGTAGAACTTGGATTTAATATTTTGTAGAAAAAGAATGAGAATGACTTTTCACCAAATACATATTCCAAATCTTCCTCACTTGTGTTGATAAAATACTTAATTGCTTCTATCATTCTTTCTGTTAATTTACCTTGAAAAACAATAGGTAACATATCAACATCAAATAATCTAGAATATTCATCTAATTCATCAATACTAAATTCATATTTACCACCCTTATTAATAGCAGTTAGAACTAAATGATTTTTAGGAACTCTATCATAACCAATATTGGCAGGTTGTTCATCTGGAAAATATTCAAAACAAAACCACCATTTTTTATTTAAGAGTGATTTAACTCTAACATCTAAAGACTCTAGATATTTAATACCTGGATTATAATAGTTTTGAATAGCCAAGTCTATAAGATTTAGTTTTTCACTACTCATTGACTTAGGCTTTATAGTAAATTCTTTACCATCCCAATTTACCCATATTTTAGACCCTTGTATATCTTCAAATACAACGATTTCATTATCAAATATTGAATTTAGAAGATCTTGGTCATTGCTTCCATTTAATGTTACTAATTTACTCATGTCTTTATTATACACTCTTTTTTGATTTTTGTTTTTATCATAAGTATATATAAAAAACCGGCTCTCTAAAATGAGATAAATGAAATTTGATAATTAATATATACAAAAAAGTAATTCTATAAAATGACTTATAAAGATAATACTCCTACTTTCAATGTAAATAGAAAAGTAGTTAATTTCAAAGACTTCTTAGCTAATCCTAATGCTGAAAAAGAAGAATTAGAAAAAATGGACAGACAAAACAAACCTAATTCTGATGAGAAACAACAACACATTGGAAATAGCAGATATAAATTCAATAATACAACTCGTAAAATGGATGATTTAAGTCCTGATCAAATAGAAGATAAGATTGGTGCTATTGAAGAGTTAGAAGAAGGATTTGATCCTATGATAGGAATTGATAATTTCTTAAATAACCCTGTTATGGTTTCACTTGCGACTGCTTGGTTACTAAGTGGAAGATATAAAATTGAAAATTTAAAATCTAATATAGTAGGAATGAAAGATGATTTTTTAAATTACTGTAATTCTATGGGTTATGTAATTGATAAAGATATTTTGGATCTTAAATTTAATCAAATGATAGAAAAGATTAAAAAGATTATAAAGATAAACTAAATTAAAAAACCTCAGATTTCTCTGAGGTTTTTTCTTTTTAAAAGTTCTTAGTAACATCAAATGACTTACCGTCTGTACTACCACCGTAGTTTTCTACTTCTTCATCGTCATAGTAAACACCGGCTACCATATCACCAAAGTAATATTCTTCAATACCAACCTCCCCATCAATTTTGATTTTAAGTTTAGTAATATCAAAGTCTTCTTCTGTTAAAATATCACCTTCAAAGAAACCACCTTTTTCAAATGAAGCACACATTAACAAGTCTTGAGACTCATCAACTTCTATACACTCATAATCAACTAGTTCAAAATCATCTGTATCAAATTGATGAAGATTATCAGAATCTAACTCATATAAAGTATCACCATTCTCACCCTGTATAAGAACTGTAAATGTCTCAGCAGCACCCCATCTATGATATTGGTCGTCAACCTCATACCAACCACCAAAATCTTCTAAATCATTAGCCGCAATTTCCCATAACTCTTTATCAGGATTATTAAGAATCTCTTTTTGTTCTTCAGTAACAGAACCAATTGTTACTTCTGCGCCATATCCATAGATTGAAACTTTGTACTTTTTCATTTTAGTATTTTATTTAGTTTATATTCTCTTTTATCTTCTAATTCAACTGGTTCAGCTATTAACTCACCATCTAATATTTTGATTTGCCATTTATTTCCAGTCTTTTCATCTAATAAAACTAACTTAGTAATAACAGTATTACCATCAGAATCAACGTTAATTGCGGTTGAACTTGATGAGCTATTTATATTAAATACACTTGGGTTAAATACACTTGGATTACAAGTTCTTGCCATTATATTAATTCAAATCTTTTATGACCATCTTCAGAGGTTGAATTCCATATATCCAATGGTCTAACATAAATAGAGCCAAAGTTGATAGACTTATAGACTACCAACTTTTCTCCTGTTTCAGTATGAGTGGCTAAAGTAATTACTTCGTAAGTACCACCTTTATAATGCTTATATCTCTGTCTCGGTAGTGGATACTCCATCTTGAATGTTTAGTTTTTTACCAGTAACTGGATCGTAATTCAAAATCAATAACTCAACACCTTTAGCTTGTTCACCTTTACCATCAGAGTTATTACCACCATGAGCTGAACTTCTAAATACTTCTTTTTCAGTCCAAATATATTGGTCTCTTGGTAACAATTCCTCTAACAAAGGAAAGTAGTAATAAGACAATGACCAACGAGATTTAGATTTCTTAATCAATTCCAATAATCTTCTATGAGAAGCTGGACCAAACATACCATCTTTATCAGCACCATACCAGAATAATCTCTTAGCATCATCTTCACCTTTAGCTTCATCAAAACGAGCATATGGTGGATCTAAATACAAGTAAGTATCTTCAGCATCATATTTATTAATTAGATCTTCAAAGTCAATATTATAAAAATCTGTAATAGATTCTAACTTAGCTGTGTATTTATTCTTTTTCAACTTATCAATAAGAACTTCTAACTTCAAACGGTCTTTATCTTTTTTATAACCATTAAATCCAGCACCACGAGGATAAACAGAGTTATGAGCTGATGTAATTAAGAAAGCATATATAGCCGCTTTTTCAAAATCACCGATTTCAAAGTCCATGTTATCTAAGAAATCATTCTTAATGTATTCTTTGTAGATGGCTTTGTAGAAGTCCCATTTTTTTAATGGATCAGTTTCAGTAGTGTGTAACAAAGTATTTTTTAGATTCTCTAAGTGAATAACAAATTCAGCTGGTTGAGAAGCACACTTATATAAGTTCACCTGGTGACGATTTTTATCGTTATAAACAACTACATCAAATTTTAATTTTGGGTCGTCCATATACGTTCCCATAGAGCCAGAAAAAGGTTCTAGATATGTTTTAATACTACCATCTTTAGGAATTTTTGAGTTAATAAACTCAATGAATACATTTGATGATTTACCACCAAAATAGGAAATTACACTCATTATTTTAATTTATTTTTTTCTTTTATTATATCTTCGATTGAAGGTTTTTGATTTTGTAAAGAAATCTCTTCACGAACAGTCATTAATATTTTACCTAAATTATTCTCACCTTTTCCGTTACAAACACCCCAGAAATAATCTTTCCACCAGTTACCTTCAATTAACTCTTGGTCACCGGTGGATAATAATAATTCAGCAAGTGTTTCATCTTTGAATTTCTGACGAACTGCCCAATTCATAACTTCTAACTTCTTATCATCCCAGCCAGTTCTTAATTTAACTTTAGAGCCAATTCTTTTAACTTCAGCTGGATTAGAAATTTTAGATATCATTTCACGAAAATCACCAGGTGTATAGTATTTACCATTTATTAATTGTTGGTCATTTACTTTCATAGCAACATAAAAGTTTTCAACAGATGGATAGGTAATACCTTGATGTTCTATCTTACAAGGATAGAAATTGGATAAAAATCTATAACGACCTTCAAATTTATCAATCATAATTATTATATCATCAAAAATAATAAAGTTTACCTGTTTAAAACAACAAAAGACCATTACTGGTCTTTGTTCTAGTGGAGATGACGTTGTACTGCCCAACGTGTCTTTTTCAGTTGTTAATAATTACTCATTCACAGGCTTAGTAAATTTTTCTAAACTTACAAACTATTTACTTTTTTTGAGAAACTCTAAAATGTAACAAAAAACCATTTCACTCTTTTATTCCTGTGTGAGACAGGTTGGAGAATTTTTTGATACAGTAACTGCTGTTAGACAGTTGCTGGCTCTTCTACCAAGAGCATGTTGTTTTGTAGCGCAAATACTAAATCTTCATTGCTTGCTACTTCTTGAACGTTGCCGTTTACAAATTTGTTACTTAATTTATTAATCGGATACTTAACCAACCGATACCTGACATAATCACCACCATTCCGCAAATCAATTCTAAAACATCCCCAAATGTGTGTTATATTCTACAAATGTATATATAATATTTCAAAATAGCAAAAAGTTTACAAATTTTTAAAATTACCAAGGATAATCATCTTTATCATCAGTAACAATACCATCTTTATCACTATCATCATCTAACATAAAATCAAATGAAATCATAGGCTCACCCATTTTAGTTTCCCAAATTTCATAAGATGATGTATATTGAGGTAATATATCTTTTTTAATCTTCTTAACGATTTCAAATACTTTAATAATATCACTAAGTGATTCTCTTCTATCAAATCTAGCAATAATACTTAAATCTAAATTACTACTTTCAACATTAACATCAATATTACTGTTATTAAACATAGATCTCAATAGATAACAAAGATGTGACATATCATCATCTGAATCATAATCATCATCACCTTGATATTCTTTATCATCATAATTATAATCATCCTCATCATCGTAAAAAGGATCATCTATATCATCAAAACCCTCACGTTCAATTATTTGTTTAAATTTTTTAAGTTTCATTATAATAAATCTATTTTTATGTATTCTCCATCAAAATATACTTTTTGGCTAACCTTATGTTTATTTAATAAGAATTGTAATGTTGTTAAAGTTTCATATGTTTCATCAATATATCCTTCTTCTAAGTCACATTGAATAAAACTACTACCAGCATCTGAGGCTATTTTAACATCAATGCCAAATGGAGTTGCTTTTATATCATTAATCAACTTACCATACTTTCTGATAACTTCTTCATCAACTCCAACTTTTCTAGCAGTAGGTAATGAATTCCAATCTACTAATACACTTGCTTTTGCTAGTCTTTCTAAATAATCAATATTTTGTCTTTCTTTACCTGTATGCTCACTATAATACCCAACTGATATATTAGTACACTCAGGGATTTGCTCTAAAAATGAAGCAGAATCTGTGTATATACCCGTTGGATCTAATGATAAATTAAGACCGTGTGAATTATATTGTTTAGCTAAAGCAGTACCAAATTCATTTGAACAACAAGTTCTACCTAACTGAGATGTAATAACTGAACAAACGTCTCTTCTATCAAAAGAAACACATCTTTTAATATTCTTAACATAATCTACTTTTTCATAAACAGATGATAGTAGTCCAGAACCAATACCACCTCTTTCTTCACCCATAAAAAAGTAATAAAGACCTGGTACATTATGAGCCATCATATAAAGCATAACTGTAACTCCTGATTTATCATCGGCACCTAAAATAGTTGAACCATCAGTGTAAATTATCTCATCACCTTTATCATCTTTTTTAGATAATAACTTAGTAATACCTTGCTTTCTATCAGCTGTATCTAAGTGAGATGTAAACATAGTTGTTGGATTTTCACCAATAATTTTATAATAGTTACCCACAATATCTTTTTCTAATTTAGGCATAAACTCCATAACTTCTTCTTCATGTCCGTGTGGATATGTCTTAGTAACTAAAGAAATAAATGTACGTCTAACATCTTTTGGATTATAATTAAAAGGTTCTGGTGTTATTTTATTAACAGCAATACTTTCAAGGCTACCACCACCAGCTAATGTATCATATTGTTCTATAAATTCTTGTATATCAGATGTTTGAAAATAGTTCTTAAAGTAGAATTTAAGAAAGTTTTCAATCTTCATAGGATGTACCTTATCTCTAATAGTAACATCTAAACAAGATTTTGTTTTAGATATATCAACTTTAGAAATCTGTAAACCATTATAATATTTAGAATTTGGCTCATTTAACCATAACATTTCAAATGCTATATAGCTATTCTCATCTTCCAATACTTTAAGAAGGTCATGTAAATCTTGAGTAAACTGAACTCTAACTTCAGTTTTTGATTTATCTTTATCAGAATCATCAGCTTCAAATAACTGACTATATTTTAATAGTTTATCCATTTCTTAGTTTATTTTATATTCTATATATTAATTATCAAACCACAATTTGATATGAATTAGTATAATCTACTTTAACTTGACCATCATTCATACCGGACTCTTTTTTAACAAATCTTCGTTGACAATAAACAACAGTAGCTTGACTGTCTTTAGCGGCTTTACTATTCTTTTTAGCCAACAAAGCAGCAGATTTTATAACTGTTTCTGTAGGTAGATTTTCTCTAACACGAATAACAACATGTGATCCTGGAACACCTTTTACATGAAACCATATATCTTCTTTATCGGCAACATTAAATGTTAAATGGTCATTAGATTTAGCATCTTTACCAACATAAACAACAAAACCTTCTATTTCTAATTTTTGAATATTAGGAAATTTGTCTTTTTTAGATTCATTAAATGATTGAAATTTCTTTATCATAATGTATATATTAAATTTAAAACTATTTAAAAAGAAAAAAGACCCATAAAGGGTCTTTTTTCAATATTTCCAATATTACTATTAGTTTAATAACTGATTAGCATCAGTAACTGTAATAGTCATATATTGTTTTTGTGGGAACCAACCAACTTCAGTTACAGCGTATCTTGAACGTAACAACATTCTTGGTGCGAATGTAGCTTCAGAGATAACTGAGATAGACTGAGCCATTAAGTAAGGTACGAATACGATACCTGGTTGGTCAGGGTTATTTTTACGACCTAATACGATTCTGTTATCGTTATATCTCATATATGGATCTACATAGATAGAGATGTCTCCGATTGAACCTACAGGGTATAATTGACCTTGTCCGTTTAATTTAGATTTAACTGGGTTAATTGTGTAACCAGCGATATCTTGTAAAGCAGCAGCAAGACCTCCGTTTGTGATAAGGAATTGAGCAGGACCTACACGACCTTCAGTAGCGATGTAGTTAGAAGCGTGAGCAATCTTAGTGATTAACTTACGTTGAACAGCGTGAGTAGTTTCACCACCTACATAAGTAGTTGAAGCATAAGCTGTGTCTAAGTCGAAGATAGTTACAGCAGAACCAGCAGCAGTAGAAGCTGGAGCAGAAGCAGCGTTAAGTGTACCCATTTCGAAGATTTTAGAAACGATTTGTTTAGAAATTGTTTGAGACAATTCGTTAACAAGAATAGATTCCATTTTTTGAACGATATCCATACCAGTGTTAGCTTTGATATCTTCAATTTCAGTTCTTCTAAGAGCTGAAGATACTTCGATAGTACCAACTGCTACTGATTTAGAAGAGATTTTTGGACCAATAACACCAGCGTATGATTGATCATCAGCTAAACGACCCATTGGGTAAGCACCAGCAGCGTTACCAGCACCAGCATTAGCGAAGTTAGAAGAGAATCCTGGGATATGATCTTCTAAAGCTGAAATTAATTCAATCGCTTTAGTACCAGCGTTTGGAACAACACCTGCTAAACCTAAGATAGCAGCAGTCATAGCACCTGTAGCAGGGAATGTATTATCAGCAGCAACAAATGTATGAGGAACTGCGATATTACCTGAAGTGTTAGCTTGTCTGTAAGCTCTTAACATTGGGTGACCATCGATACGAGAGAATCCTAAGAATTCAACCATGTTAGTTTTTGTAGTAGGCTCAGTAGTTGTATAATAAGCAGATGATGCTGTAATACCAAACCAAATTCTACCACCTGATAAACCACCTGTAGTTTGAGTGATGTTTGATGTTGTAAGACCAACAACGATAGCAGCATTAATAGTATCAATGTTACTTGCGTTTAATTTGAAAACTTGTGCTCTTTCGCTTGTTGATGTATCGATATCATCATATTGGAAATCAATATAAAGTAAATCGATTTTTGGACCTGGAGTTGGCTTAACAGCAACTAAGTCTAAACCAATTGTTTGAGCAGCAATTTTCATAGCTACTGGTAATAAGTTTTGACCAACGTCACCTGAACCAGCTACACCACCGCCGTTGCTCCAAAGATCACCGTAAGTTGTACCAGGAAGGTTTGTAGAACCAAGTACAGGGTTTAATACAGCGCCCATACCAGCTACGTTTGTTGCGTTTACATACGCATTTTCATTGATTGAGTGATACTCAGCCATTTCTGACATCCATTCAACTCTATCTTCAGCTACACCCATGTTTTCCAAAACTGGAGCCCACTTCTTAACTGCTTTTGATTTGTCTATTCTAATGTGTGACATAATTTTTTTAATTTTTTTTTGTGTTTATCTATATATTATCCTTCAAAATTTCAATAATTTCAAGTGTGGATTTTTTATAGATTAAATGTTTTTGAATCTTTCCATAATAGCAGTAACATCACTATCAGAAAGTTTATCTTCTTGTATTAAACTTTCATGAGCTACTAACTTTTTAGTTACAGACTCGTTTGTTTTAAGCTTTCTAGTTAACCAGAAGTGCTCAATTTGTGATTCAGTCATTAATACTTCAGCTGGGTAAAGTCTAGCTTGTGATAAGATAGATTTTTTAGCAGATTCAGTTAACTGACTCCAGATAGCCTTAGTGTTTTCAGGCATTAATCTGATTACTCTTTCTTCAAGAGATTCATTCTTAGATGATAGTGCTTCTGCGATTAGGCTTAACACATCTTTAGATGTGAAGTAATTTCTTTCGCTTATGTGAAATTTAACAGCCTCTTGTTCTTCGTCAGACAAGGCATAGAAACTATCTACTTGTGATTTGTTTAAGAATTTTAAGAAATTCAAATCACTAGATTCAGAAACTTTACGTTTTTTAGCTTCTTCGATTAATTTATTAATTGATTCTGATAATTCAGAGTCACTAACTCCTTTAACTTCGTAGTCGTGAGATTCTTCTTCATCATTATTTTCTTCTTCAGTAGCAGATGGACCGCAGTCTTCATCTTCTTCTTTATTATATGCTTCTTCTTCGTGAGCAGGAGCAATACCATTGTATGCTTCTTCTTCATCTTCTTCATGACCCATTGGACCACATTCTTCTTCATCTTGAGCATCTTCAAAACCAGCCGCTTGTAATGATGGGAAAGCTTCTTCTTCTTCACCCATAGACTCGTTTAATTTTTTAGAATTTAATTTCTCAACGATTAAACCTTGGTAAGAAATTGATTTGTCAAGATTTTCAGCGATATATTCAGAGTAAGCAATATTATCATCTAAATGTTCAGCAATGTATTCAGAGTAAGCGATGTTACCTTCAACGTGTTCAGCTAAATATTCAGAGTAAGCAATTGAGTTATCAACGTGTTCAGCGATATACTCTGCGTATGAAATGTTTTTATCTAAGTTTTCAGCGATATACTCAGAATAAGCAATATTCTTATCTAAGTTTTCTGCTAAATATTCAGAATACTCAATGTTTTTATCTAAGTTCTCAGCTAAATATTCAGAATAAGAAATATTCTTATCTAAGTTTTCAGCGATATATTCAGAATAGTTAATGTTTTTATCTAAGTTTTCTGCTAAATATTCAGAATACTCAATGTTTTTATCCAAGTTCTCAGCTAAATATTCAGAGTAGTTAACAGCTTTTTCTAAATTCTCAGCTAAGTAATCATTATGCTTAATAAGTTTGTCAGTTGTTTCTTTCAACGACTTATTTTCATTAACCATAATTTGAACTTTCTCAGCCAAATAATCTAGATACTTAACAACTTGAGCATTTGTAGCATTTAACTCTTCGTAGTACTCTAAAAGTTGCTCCATTTTCTTAGGAGATAAATTACCTTTAGTAAGAGCACCTTTAACTTCTTTCTTAGTAGAAGCTAATTCTTTAACTAAATATTGAGAATATTCAGTTAACTGTTGCTTTGTAACAAATTCATTTTTGTTCATATCAAATAGTTGATTTATTTTGGACTCATCGGACATTTCATATATCCTAAAGTTGGAGTTTTCATTATATCCTAATGATTCGTTGATATTTCTAACGGACATTTTAGCAGAAGCAAAACCTGGGTCAGCAACGATATCATATGTAAATAATTTTTTCAAAGAAACAGTACCATCTGATTCAGTAATACCAGCCGCTCTTGAAGAAACGAAAACAGGACATCCGTCATCAACTAATGCCTTTGCTTCTTTACCCCAATAAGTACTAAGTAATCTGATCTCACCACTAACAAGATTTGATTCTTTTACATAATTAGCTTTTGTAATAATATGTGATGCTCTAGAAAGAGATGTGTCAAAAACGTCTGGATGATCGAACTCACCATAAACAACGCCTAAGTTGCTCATTCTTTCATTTAGTTCATTTAGAGCTGGAAGAAATTTATCAGCTGTATAAATTCTCTCATTACGGTTTTTAACACCGAACTCTGTGAATGTACCACCTAAAATATAATCCTTCTTTGTAGAACCATTATCCTCTCTGATAAGAGAGTTAGTTGAATTTTCTATGATTAATACTGGTTTCATTTAAGTTTATTATTTTTTAAAATATAGTGTATATATAATCGATATAAAACCGCCTTTTTTTCAACGTGGATTTTTTATAGACAAGAGGAGTTTCAGTCCTGGATTAACATGTATAAAACCATGGAGGAGAGAACAAAAATTTAATAAATAAAAGAAATTGAGCGGTTTTTTATGATCCTTACAAGAGAGATAGAAATAAAAATTAATGAATCAAATTATCAGTACTATGATGATTTAGGATATGATGTAGCAATTGGAGAAATTATTAAAATACCAATTGAACTAATGTCAAAAGGATCCCATTATAAAATAAAGTGTAAATGTGATGGCTGTGGTATTGAAAAAGAAGTAATATTTAAGAACTATGTTAAATACGATAATAAGTTTGGTGAATATTATTGTAGAAAATGTTCAGAAGTTAAAAGAAAAGAAACTTTAAGAAAAAACTTTGGAGTTGATTATCCTATTCAAAATAAAAAAGTACTAAATAAGATGAAAAATACTCTTATTGAAAAGTATGGAGTTGATAATATCTCAAAAAGAGATAAACAAAATGAGGTTTCTTAAATAGAATACCTATATGATAGAATTAAAAGAAGGGGATGTATTTGAAGGACAGATTGAATTCTCAACAAATGGTAACGCATCCTTATTAGTAGAAGATAAAGAAATCTTCATTTACAAGAAAAACACATCGAACGCTTTACACTTAGATAAAGTTAAAATCCAAATCTTTCAAGCTGAAAGAAAATTAGAAGGAAAGGTTGTTGGAATTATCTCAAGATTCAAAACTGAATATGTAGGTAGAGTACAAATAGGAAAGAAAACAATATTTGTTGTTCCTGATAGTAATAAAATACCAGTTGACTTTTATATTAAAGGTGGATTACAAGCCGAACACGACCAAAAAGTTGTGGTAGAGTTAACAAAGTGGGAAGATTCAAAATCACCACAAGGAAAAATTACAAAAATATTAGGTAACTCAGGTGATAACAATACAGAAATGAATTCAATTATGATTGAATATGGACTACCTGTAGATTTTCCACAAGATGTTATTAATGAATCATTCTTAGTTCCTGAAGTTATAAGTGAAAAAGAAATTTCTTCTCGTAAAGATATGAGAGGTATCACCACTTTAACTATTGATCCAGTTGATGCTAGAGATTTTGATGATGCTTTATCAATTGAAGTCAAAGGAAATAAAATAGAAGTTGGTGTTCATATAGCCGATGTTGGTCATTATGTTAAACCAGATTCAGAATTAGATAAAGAAGCATTCAAAAGAGCAACTTCAGTTTATTTAGTTGATAGATGTGTACCTATGTTACCAGAAAGATTGAGTAACGGTATATGTTCTCTAAAACCACATGAAGACAGGTTAGCATTTTCAGTTATTTTTACTTTAGACTCAGATGGAAACATCTTAGATACTTGGCAAGGTAAAACAGTTATTCACTCTGATAGAAGATTTACTTATGAAGAAGCTCAAGAAATAATTGAAGGTAATGATGGTGACTTTAAGAATGAGATATTATTATTAAACTCATTAGCTCAAAAAATTCGTAAGAAAAGAATTAAAGAGGGTTCAATTGAAATGGGTGGTATTGAAGTAAGATTCAAACTAGCCGAGGATAATAAGAAGCCAATTGGTGTTTATTTCAAAGAACAAAAAGAAGCTAATAAGTTAATTGAAGAGTTTATGTTATTAGCCAATAAGTCAGTTGCTAAGACTTTATCAGAAGCCAGTTGGGCAAATGTGTATAGAGTACATGACACACCTAATATGGACAAGTTAAATGAATTGGTTAATATATGTAACACGTTTGAACATGAGTTAACAATTAATGATGATGCTAATGAAATTAAAAAGTCATTAAATAAACTTATAAACGACATTAAAGGAACACCTGAGGAAAATATGATTGAAACTTTAGTCACAAGATGTATGTCTAAGGCAACTTATACAATTAAAAACATTGGTCACTATGGTTTAGGATTTACTCACTATTCTCACTTTACTTCACCGATTAGAAGATATCCAGATTTAATTACTCATAGAATACTTTTTGACTTCTTAAATAAATCTAAACAAGGAAATCCTGGTAAAATTGAAGAACAAGCTAAATGGTGTTCATCAAGAGAATTAGTTGCGGCTAAGGCTCAAAGAGATTCAATTAAATATAAACAAGCTGAATATCTTTTAGATAAAATCGGAAAAGTATTCGATGGTATTGTTTCGGGTGTAACTGATTGGGGTATGTATGTTGAACTAACTGAGAGTAAGTGTGAAGGAATGGTTAGATATCAAACTCTAGAAGGAAAATGGTCAGTTGATACAAACACTTATACAATATCTAATGAGTACGGTGATAAAATTAGACTAGGAGATCCTCTTAAAGTTGTAGTTAAGTCGGTAGACTTAGAAAGAAAACAAATAGACTTCACGGTTTTATAATGGCACAACAGTTATCAAAGTCTTTTAATATTAACTTAGATAATAATAACTTAGAACAATATGAAAAAATATTGTCTAATTTTAGTAATTGGTCTCAATACAAAAGAGAAATCAAATTAAATTCTATTTTAGAAGATAAAAAGATTGAGTTTACCTTAAATATATCAGGACATGCTCATGGCGTTATGTATGTAAATGTTATAGTTGATGATGATAATGACTTTGATGTTCTTAAAAAAGCATCTTCTGCTATAAAATTTATGAAATTCATACTGAAGGGTAATAAAGTTTTAGAATTGGAATTAACAATTAGAACTCTTGATACTGAATGGGGTAATATTATAAGAGAACTTATTCAATCCGGAGTTGAATTAGAACTCAAACAAAATATAGTAGACAATCAAGTTAAATCTTTTTACTTTGAATATCCAAAAATGACAGCATAAAAAAACCTCTCAGATTTGAGAGGTTTTCTTTTTTATAGTAAGTTTTAGAATTCAAATTCAGCGCCACCCTCAGCACCACCTTCAGCAGGAGGAGTTTCAGGAGCGGCTTGAGCCTCAGGAGCGGCTTCTCCACCTTCAGCAGGAGCGGCTTCTCCACCTTCAACCGGCATCTCACCACCTTCAGCAGGAGCACCTTCACCACCAGGAGCACCAGCGCCCCCACCACCAGCGGCTACACCAGCGGCATCTTTAGCCCAGTACTTTTGATTCTCTGCTTTTTCTTCAGGTGTTAACTTAAATACATTATCAATTAAGTACTCAACATGGAAATAAGGTTTTTCACCATTCATAATACCAACCAATGTACCAAATATCTCTGCTTTCTTAGCCAAGTTATTCAATTTTTTCCATTCTTCAAATACTTGATTAGAGTTAAAATTAATATCAACTTGATTTAATAAAACTTCATCTTCTTTTAATTCAGGAAACTCAATCAACATTTGTAACTTCAAAGGTTTAACAATCAACTCTTTGAAATTAGCTCTCAATCTATTAATAAAGTTATAGAACTTAATCTCATCTCTAGTCATATCAGCCGAGTCGTTAATTAAGTTACCACCACCATTTTCTTTATCAAAACGTTGAAAAGGAATTTTAGAAGCTCTTTTCAAAGCATTATAAAACCAAGTCAACATATCCGATTCATTCAAGTTATGACCTTCAGGTGAAACTAATTCCATAGCTGGTGTACCAGCATCTCCTTCAGGAAACCAAATTTGTTTGTTATAAGGTAAGTGTTTAGCACCATTAATAGTTAATGTTCCCAATGAATCATCCCATTCAACTTCTTCTGAATAGTCATTAATTAATTGACCAATTTGTTCTTCAGCTCTTTGTCTTGATAAACCTTTAATTGGAATAGTAAACTTTTGGTAAACTGTAGCATTAATAATGTTAAACATTACTCTTGTTTGTTCAAGAATCTTTAATTGGTTATAAGGTTTAATCAAACCTTCAACATAAGAAGTTTCTGAGTAATCATTTTGAGAAGAATATGAAACATAAACTAATTGAGAATCTAAGAATATTCTTCTCAACTGTGGATCTTCAGGAAATTGAATCCATAAGTGTCCAATAGATGGCTCAAAAGCTGGAACTAAAGTATCAGGTCTTAATCTATTAAATCCAATAATATTTTTTTTCTTATCATCATAAATAATCTCTAACGCTAAATAACCATCAATAAGAAAGTCTTTCATCATATTCCAAGCGGTGATACTATCTGAGAATCCAAACTTGTTATATATCTTTTCAAAATACTCTTGATATTTATCTTTAATTTCTTGAGAATAATCATTTGATAAAGGTTTAGGAGAACAGAAGTCTCTTTCATCATTATAAACAATACTTTCATCAGCAATAGAACTAATGAAATCTCTAATCTCATCTTTAATTGAATATTCTCTTAAAATTCTTCTTTTATCACCATATGCTTTATCTAAATATGGAATTGATTTTCTATTTAATACAGATGCTACTGCTCTTTGTGAAAAGAAATCATACATTGAATTACCTCTAGCAGCATACGGATCTTCATTAATACCAATACCTACTTGATTTCTAACAATCATGTCATCATAGTTCATCCCATATGATGATAAACCTCTTAAAATTCTATTAAAAAGTCCTTTATTTTCAACAGCACTGTTAGTGTAAGCAAAGTTATTCTGACCAGAACCCGCATTAAATTGATTATATGATGCCATTTATTAAATAGTATTTCGTTTATATATTAAAAATCTAAAGTCCCTCCGAAAAGATAAAACCTACTGACTACAGTAGGTTTTTTATAGATTAGAAGTAGTAAGTTCTTTGAAGTAATTTAAGATCTCCAGAATTTAATTTATATTCTTTTAAGAAACCAATAAAATCTGGTTGAAAAAGGCAAAGTTGTTCAATTAATTGACCAAATTTAATGGCTGATTTTCTATTAGCAAATTTATTACCTTCTTGCCAGCTAATCTCACCACCCTCAGTTACTTTTGACATAACACTATGTGTATAATCATTTTCAGATTTAAATATAACTTGAAGAGTCCAAGCAGTACCAGACTTAAATATTCTAGCAGATTCAAATTTTGATTTTGGAAACTCTCTTACAGTACCAACTAGAATATCAAAATCCATATTTTGAATTATCATCATTGCCATTTTCTTAGCATGTGCTTTAACTTCTTCAGCTTTTTTAACTTGACCATATCCAGCCATCTTATCAGCAGCACTCATATATGTAGAGTAATCAAGTTCTTCAAATTTTCTTAAATGTTTCATTTAAAATTGTGATTTTTATAATGTATATATTTATTATCTATTACCATATTTTTTCAAATTATTCTGTATTCTTTTAATATGGTCTTTAAGTAAAACATACTTTTCATTAATCTCACCTCTAGTGTCAAAAAAGTCTTCAATTGTTGATTTCATTATCTCTTGATTTCTTTTATCCTTATCTTTTAATTTAACTTGCCATATATCAAATAATTTAGCAGGATCATATTTATTTTTAGGATGAGCAGAAATTAAAAATCTAGGAACCATTTCCATTTCAATTCTATGTACTAGTTTAATCTGTAGAGCATTATATTCAACTAAAGCATATTCAAAACCATATTTAATTAACTCAGAATACATTCCCTCATAATTAACTTTCAATGGTCTATCATTTTCAAAGTCTTCTTCTATCATAAAATTATCAAATAAATATGCTCTAATTTCTAATGGTATAAAATTAAAATTAACACCAAATATTATTATTTGATTTGATATCTTTTTGTAATTAGTAATAAAAACCGGAGAATACATCATCCAGTTAGAACTATCTAAATAATGAAAATGGTAAAAATTACCAGGTAATATATCACTAACACTAACAGATTTAACACTTTTATCCGACTTTTGATATTTATCATAAAAGTATAATGAATTATTTTTAAAATTATCAGCTAAGCCATCACCATCTACTAACATTCTAAGACCTATTCTATCAACTAATTCACCCATATGGAAGTCAATTTTCTTTTATATATAAAATAAACCAACACAGAGTATGTTAAATTCAAAACCAAATAATGCTAATTATAATCAGGGAAATTATATACCTAAATATAAAGACAAAGTGATTAAACTAAACACACAAGGTGGTGTTTATTATAGAAGTTCTTGGGAAAAGAAAATAATGACTTGGTTAGATAACAATAAAACTATAACCAAATGGGGTGCTGAGTGTATGAGAATTCCATATCAAATGACACACTTTGATAATGGTGACACCAAAGTAAAAGAACATTGTTATTATCCTGACTTTTATTATGAAATGAGAAACTCTGATGGAGTACTTAAACAAGTTGTTGTAGAGGTTAAACCATTTAAGGAATATAAAATGGTTCAAGACTTAAATGAAGGTAACCTAGTTGTGCCAGAGACAGGAATGAAGAAGTTGAAAAATTTTGAATATGACCTCAAAATGGCTTATAAGAATAAAAACAAATGGGAAACTATGATTAGTTGGTGTAATAAAAAAGGTTATGAGTTTATTATCATAACCGAACAACACTTAAAGAAATTTAACCTTTAATTTTATACACAATTATAATAAACATAAATATTATAGAGATACTTGGTAGTATATTATCCCATATAATATAAAGTCTTTTATTCAAATGGTAGAATGGAAATCTAATTAAATGTAATAGTGATAAAAATATAAAAAGATTAGACTGACTTGACCAAAATCCAATAATAATCCAAATCCAAAATATTAGTCTAAAAATATAGTGTAGAATATCTAATTTACTAAAAGATTTAACATCTAATGATTTTATACTAATATCTAATCTAGTCTTATTAAAGACATAGTACACTTCATTAAATATGAAAATAATAGATATTAGATAAAATAAAAAAGTCATCATATCAAATCAACATTAAATATTATCTCTTCAAATTTTAAGAGATTTTGAAAAGATGATTCATTTATTTTAATTGATTTTTCAGACTCAATCATATTAAATAATTTATCATCAACAAAAGCTTCGATCCAATTACCTACAGTTCTATCATATTCAGATGGAATATTTGATTCAATTCTATCTTTATAGATATCAGTAACATAACTATCTCTTTCTTTAACATCTAAGTGTAATGAACACCCATCACTTAGAAAACCTTGACTAGTATTAGACTCTTCCCAAAGTTGTAATATTACTTTATTCACTTTTTTAAAATTTTGTATTTATTTTAGTAATCATGGTAAACAAAGTTTAGTAAAAATTATAAAATAAAAAAAAACAAATAATTTATGAGTATCAAATTAGAGTACATTTGGCTTGATGGTTCAAATCCTCAGCAACTTAGAAGTAAAACTAAAATCACACCAGAAATTAATTCAATGAACGCATCTGACTACCCAGTATGGTCATTTGATGGAAGTTCAACGTTACAAGCAGAAGCAGGGAAAGGTAAAAATACAGATTGTTTATTAAAACCAGTTTTTGTAACACACGATCCATTTAGAAAAGGATTAAATAAATTAGTATTCTGTGAGGTTTTAAATCCAGACGGAACAGCACACGAAACAAATCACAGAAGAACATTATCCGAAAAAGTAAATGAATTAGGAGTTAATTCAGGTGATAAATCAGAACTTCCTTGGTTTGGATGGGAACAAGAGTACACACTAACACATAAGCCAATGATACCATTTGGTATAGGAGAAGGGATTCCATTAGGATTTACTTTGGATCCAGCTAAAAGTCCACGACCACAAGGTGATTACTACTGTGGTATCGGATCAGACAATGTTGTTGGTAGAGAAATTGTTGAAGAGCATATGAATATGTGTATGGAAATTGGCTTAGACATCTCAGGAATTAATGCTGAAGTTCTTTTAGGTCAGTGGGAATTTCAAATCGGACCAGTAACAGCACTAGAAGGATCTGACCAACTATGGGTTGCTAGATACTTATTACAAAGAGTAGCTGAAAAACACAATGTTAAAGTTTCTTTACATCCTAAACCATTAAAAGGTGATTGGAATGGAACTGGATGTCATGTTAATTTCTCAACAAAAGAGATGAGAGAAGAAGGTGGTTTAGACATCATCAAAGAAACTATGAACAAGTTAGAAAAGTATCAAAAAGAACACATCGAAGTCTATGGATTACATAACGACCAAAGATTAACTGGAGCACATGAGACATCAAGTATAAATGAGTTCAGTTATGGATTTTCTACAAGAGATACTTCTATTAGAATTCCAGCACAAGCAATTGTTGAAGGTAAAGGATATTTTGAAGATAGAAGACCAGCTTCTAACTGCGATCCTTATCAAGTATCACTAAGAATGTTAGAAACAGTTTACAGTGAAGTTGAAGTATCAGAAGAAGCATAAACATAAATTATTATAAAGTAAAAACCCACTCAATGAGTGGGTTTTTTATTTTGAGGTCAATTTGATATTAGAGTGAGTGAAGACCCTGACCATCATTTGAACCTTCGATTGATATTAATTTAATTAGGTGTTCGTTGTCGCCTTTTTTCTTGTAAAGCTCATTATAACCTTTAGCGATTCCTCTTTTGAATACTTCGGTAAAATATGCGAACGCATTTACTGATTTGTCTTCATTGAAATTGTACCAGTTTTGGAACATATCCAATAATCCTGATTGGTAACAGTCTAATTTATCATCATTAGACCAATATCTCATTTTTTTGATTGTTTTTTTAGCAAGAAGTTCTAACATTTTTTCAGCATTTCTTGTTAATTTGCCTTGTGCTTTTGATACGATTACTTCAATGTATAAGTCTTTGTTGTTTAGGTACATTCATTGATACTTATTTTTTAAGGTTCTAAAAGTAGAAACCTTTCATGTTATATATTCATGTAACATGTAAGTTTATTTTAAAATAAAAAAATCCTCAAATTTCTTTGAGGATTTTATTAATATTTAATATTAAAGTTTAATTCTTTCTTTATATTGTAATTCTTTAGTAGCTTGTAATTCTGTATCTAAGTTTTCTTTTCTTTTCTCTAAGTTTTTAAGAGCGGTAGTTAAAACTTCAGACTCACCAATCATTTGAATAGAACCTTTAACTTTAGAAATGTTAAAATTAACATCTTCAAGTTTTAAAGTGATTTCTCTTTCTTTATCTTCAAGCTTTCTTTTAACGATTAATTCTTTATCTAATTTATTTTCAAAGAAATAAGTTAAATCATAGTTCAATTCATTTCTTACTTCATTTACTAATTCTAAAGCAGATTCGTATTTGAAGAATGAATTACCATATCTTTCATCACATCTGTAAACAAAAGTATTGTTTTTGTAATTGAAAGCAAAAATTTCTAAATAAGGATTAATTAAGTTATTAACTCTTTTAACAACATCCAACTCTACAAATTTATCTAAGTTTTTAGAAACTTCAAGTAAAATAGGATAGAAATTTTTATTAACGATTGGAATAATTGGAGAAGAGAATAAAGACTCTAATGTAGTTTCTTCATTTAACTCATCATCGTTGATATAAAGACCAGATTTTTTACCAACAGCTAAACCAATTGTTAAGTACTCAGAAATTCTAAAGTTAACTCTATCTTCAGAAACTTGAGCATACTTCATAGCAGTTTCTAACATTCTTAAAGATCTAAGAGTTTCTTCATCTTTAACATGAGTTTCTAATAATGTTTTTTCAATTGTATTTTCAGATAATAAGAACCAAGAATCTTTAACTAAAGCAACGTGACCATCTTCAACTTGCTCAACAATAGTGAATGTAGATTCACCTTTACCACCACTTAAAAGATTTGATCTTTGTTCTGGTGATTTTGTTAAATTATGAACGAATAACTTAACTTCAGGAACCCAGTCATAAACAGCCAATTCATTAAGAATTTTTGACATTCTATCTTGGTCTGTCTCTAAGTTAATTGTTTGAAGAACAACATTTAATGGTTGTCTGTACAATTCTCCTTGATTTTTAGAGTTAAGAACATTATATAAATTTTTCAATTCATATAATAATTCGTAATTTTTCATATCATCATTAAGATTCTCTAAAAGAGATTTAACGCTCTTATCATAAGTGTATGGTTTAAGTCTTTCGTTAAGAGAAACTATGATTTGCTTTTCAGATAACTGATTACAAGCATTCATATGTCCCTCAACTATCACAGAAACTTCCTCCTGGTCAAGAGTAAGGTCCTTTTTGAAGTTAAATAACTCAAGTTTAAGATTCTTCATATTTTAAAATATTTTTTTTTATATACTCTATATATTATAGATAAAAAGTCATTTTTTACCATTTTTAAAATTATTTATTATTAAGGGTTTGAGGCATCCGCAGGTCCTTGAGAACCATTTGGATTTATTATATTTCCTGATGCTTTTTCTCTTGCTTTTAATATATTGTTAAACCACCTTGTTCTCTTAGGAGAAACAATTAGGTAGTCCGAGTTAGTAAATGTTCCATAACCATCACTTGGTGAACCAGTCTGAGTATTATAGAAACTAGTTGTCGCTCCAAATGGAGTAGCATCTCTAGTATCTCTATTATTACGAGGTCCGCTTGGTTGTTGAAAGTAATCAGAAATACCACCATTAAGTGAGAATCCATTTAAGTCACTCATACCAGAACCATAAGATTGAGGGTATCCGGTACCACTAACTCTATCACTTCTAAATGCGGGATAATAAGTTTCAACAGTAAAAGAAACTTTCATCTTTATATTATTATCAGATGTTAGATTCTTTTCTCTTGACATTTCAATTGAATTTGAATCAGGCATTAATATAACAGCATCTATATTCATAAAGTTATATTCAAAATACATAAACTTATATAACCAAAGCGTATCCATAATAGCCTGACTACATTTAAATGTATCAATTTCAGAACTTAATAATATTTCTAAATCATAGTTAACTGTAATAGGAACTGCTCTAACCTTAGCAATAACTTTTCTAATTTCAATTTCATTTTCAACGACCATTCTAAGCCAAACATTTGGATTGGCAAATTCATCAGACTTAATATTAAAACCAGTCATTGTTAGATGACCTCTTGGTATCATATCTGTGTTTAACTCAACAAATCTATTTTCAGAAACTATATCATCAGAAAATGAATCTAAAAGAAATCTCTCATCACCAGTAAGTGAATAATAAAAAGGAACTTGTACAAACACATCACCAGATGAAAATCTGTTAATCCATTTAACTTGACCTTCTAATGTATCCAATACACAAACTGTTAAATCTCTGAAAAATACATCTTCAAAATTAAATCTTTCTCCTATCATATCGATATATATTAAATATAAACTTTCTCTTCATGAGATTATATACCTATTAACTAATTGAATAAATATGTCTGTTAAATCATTACTCTTATGGGAAAAGTGGCGTCCGAAAAATATGGAAGACGTTATTCTTTTACCTAGAATTAAAAAACATTTTGAAAATGGCGTAAACCAAAATTTTATATTTTATGGTCACTTTGGTACAGGTAAGACTAGTTTAGCTAGAATACTTATTGGTAAATACACAAAAGACAAACCTTTCTTAGAACTAAACTCATCTTTATACACATCTATTGATGTTTTAAGAAGTGAGATTGAAGACTTTTGTAAGTTCACACCTATGATGGAAACCGAATCTGATATTAAATATATTTTCTTAGATGAATTTGAAAGAGTATCTGCTCAATTTCAAGACGCGTTCAAAGCATTCATTGAAAAGTACAATAAGAATGTAAGATTTATTATTACTACAAATCACTTGAATAAAATTTCAGATGGTATAAAATCTAGAATTCCTCAAATTAATTTTGACTGTCAAAGTTTAGAGGAAGAAAAGTATCTTAAACAAGAGATTTATAAAAGAATTAATAATGTAATTTTACCTAAGGAAGAAAAAGAAATACCAAAAGAAGATTTAATTTCAATAATTACAAAGAAATTTCCAGACTTCAGGTCTATAATGGTAGAAGTTCAAAACTATTTAGAGACTGGAAGTTTAGGCGAAAATACATCAAATGTATCCAATAAAGTTAAACTTGATTTATATTCATGTATCTATGATAAATCTTTAGACTATGAAAAAATATATCATTTTCTAATGACTAACTTTGGTGCTGAGAAAATTGACGTAATGATTAAATTATTAGGAAAACCATTCATTAACTGGTCTATATCGGAAAATAAAAATGTAGATAAATTATTTGAGTGTAACTACATAATCTCAGACTACACATCTAAGTTAGAAACCAATACAGATCCAATAGTACTAGGATTAACAATAATTGGAAAGTTCAGAGATATACTATTATAACAAAAGGGCCATAATATATTAATATATATGTTATGGCTTTTGACTTCGCAGACTTTTATATTATCTATCAAGGACATCCAAGATTTAATGACACTCAAATCATTGAAGATGATTTGATAAGAGTTATTATACAAAAATGGGAACTTATGATATTTACCAACAGAGGTGAGTTATTTTGTGATCCTGAATTTGGAGGCGATTTACCAAAATACTTACATGAAACTAGATTATCAGCTGAAACAATAGAGGCTGAATTAAGACAACAAGTCAGAACATATATAAAAGAGTTAGAAGATATAAACTACATATTACAAGTTAATTTCTACGAAGATCCTGAGAATTATCAAGAGTATATGGAAATAAACTTTCAAATATCTGATTATCAAGTTTTTGCTGTTGTGACTTAAATAGAATTTATAAATTCTTGAAAAGTTAGTATAGATTCATTCTCAGCATACTTTGGAAGTGACTTCATTTTAATACCAGAGGTCCATTCTTTATCAAAAACCCATTTCATATTTTTAGGAGCACTTTTTTTCGTTCCATATTTATGTCTCATAGCATAAATATACTTCATTTGTTGTTGACTTTTAGCTGGCATAAAAATTCAATAAAATTTTATTATATATTAATTTTATATATAGAACTATGAAATACATTAAAACATTTGAATCATATGTTGATAGTGAACTGATATCAAAAATGGAATTTTATAAGGTTCCACTAGGTGAGAAAACAGTATTCAAACCATCATTTGGCGCTAAAAAAGGTGAGACTAATTTCTACCAGTTAAGATTAGATGGCAAACCAATTGTAGAAATTGAAGTTAATCCAAATTCTAAATACGGAAAGCCTGAAATAATGTCAGCATTTTCAGATATGAGAGGTTTAGGATTAGGCGAATATCTTGCTAAAAAGGTACTTGATATCTATTTAAAAGATGAAGTATTTGTAAGATGTACGAAAGACAGTAAAAAGTTCTGGCAAAGAGTCGGTGCTACAGTTGTTGACCCTTCAGATCCTTATTTACTACACTTTGTAAAATAATTAAATAAATATGAAAAAACTAGTATATCTAAAGAAATTCAATGAGTCATCTGAGGAAGAATGTGATTTTGAAACATTCAAAGAAATAATGATGGATTTATCTGATTATTTCCAATGTGAGTTTCATGATTACACAAAAGAAGATGATTACTTCTATGATTGTGAATTAACAATACCTCAAGTTGATCATGATGTAGACCAAGATATATGCTTAAATGCTGAATATTTATCTAATATACTACCACCATATGACGACCCTCAAGAAATTGGAGGATTCTACGAAAGTGTTAGATATGAGGTTGATAACCAAGAAGAAAATTTACTAAAGCTAAAGAATAACTTAGATACTATAATGGCTAACAATAACAAAATTAAAAAGATATTCAGAATTTTAGAAGAAGAAATAGTTCCAAGATTTCAAAACTTCTCAAATTTTGAATCTTGTTCTATTGGTTTTGATGTAGAAATTATTAGAATTTGTTTTGATATGCCAGAAAGTGACTAAATTGGACAACTGTTAGCAGTATAAATAAACTTATAATCTCTCTTTATTTTAACACCAAGTCTTTCGGCAGTTGTAACAACATCTTCAAGACATTCAGAATCAGCACCACCTACAATAGTAACTTCTTTACCTTTCAATGATGTTAATAAATCATATAGTTTCTTAGGACAGTGAAACCAGACGTGGTTATTGTTTATGTAAGTAATAATAGTTCCTTCTTTAGTCGGAAATATATCACC